AATATTTTAATATCATGATCCCTTGTAAATTTTTCAGTAGGTTCAAATATTAAATTTTTAATTCCAGCATCAGTAATTTCTGTTTTAAAATCACCTAATTTTAGATTACTATCAATATTACCAATTCCAACTCCAGCAGTATCACTTGTTTTTTCAAGTAATATAATATCTTCTTCTTTGGTTAAAATTACTATTTCACTTAATTGTGTATCAAACGTATCTGGATCAATTATTTGAATAAGATAATTTGTAAATCTACCAGTTATCTCGTCAATAACGCTTGTATCTGCAGAAAAACCAACACTTGAAAACTTACTACTAATATCATCGTGCATTATAACTCTATTTGTTATACACTTATTAAAGTTGGTTAATTTTTTATTTGAAAAAAGAATAGATTTTGTTTTATTTTTTATTCTATCATAATCTAAAACATAATCAAAATTATTAATCGCATCCACACGATTATCATCACTAATAAGATCTAGAGTTATATTTCTTATCGTTTCACGAGTATCTGCTAACCCAACCTTAACTTGACTTTGAATAAATGTATCTGCAAAATTCTTTAACCCTGAAGGATGGACGATACTATTGACACTATTAGAGAATTGATCCCAAGTTATTGGACTTTTAATAGAGTATGATAAATTTTGATAATAATCATTATCAGGTATTACTTGTAAATCTTCATTTAATTTGCCAACATTATCAATCCAACCATATTCTTGGCGATTTGAAAAATCAACTGAGAAGAAACCTGTATTTGATGTAAGATTAACAATCTCAGCCGAAACACCTGATGTTCGACCAGTGATTCTATCTCCTTTATTGATTATTTGTATTCCATCTAATTTAATATAATCATCTCTTGTTTCAACAACAGATAAATCTACGTTCTCACCATTAAGTGTTAATTTTTCATTTAATTGAAAAACTCCTCTTTTTTGAACTGGTACTATGTTTGGATATTTGTTTCTATTAATAATTGATGCAAATCCAGATTGGAATGTCACTGCAATTCCTGGATTTGTACTTAATCCTGCAACACTATACTTAACGATGACTTCAGCAGAACCACCAGTATACTCTTCAACCTTAAAGAATTTAAAGTTATAATCAGAGGAATTAAATCCATCCCCTGATTGATCTACCCTTTGTATACCCTCAACATATATTTCATCACCCTCTGCAAATGGTTCAGGATTATATCCTGAGAATGGTACTTGCATAAAGCATTCTATTAAACCCTGTTGATTGACTCTTACAGAATTAATGCCTATACCATTTGAATTATTAATTGCAAATACTTTATGAGTTACAGAATCTAATCCATGAATAGGTGCTATTAATTCAATATCTGCGATTGTTTGATTAGGGCTAATAGGTAGTATTGAAGAATCATCTATAATCTGATTTGTGGATGGATTAAATAAGATTAAATCGGGTGGTGTAGTGTAATCAGAACCACCACTAATAATTTCAAAATCAGAAATAGTATCTAAATTATCAATATTTAAAATTGAAGGGATAAAAGCTTCTGGTTGTAATGTATTATCAGATGAGTATTCATATCCTACATCAAGTATTCTAGATTTTTTAATCTTACCAATATTATCAGATATAGCAACTAAATTTGCACCTGTTCCCTCTTCTGATAATACTTTGTTAAATTCTGGTAATTTCTTATAATTAAATCCTTTTGAAATAATTTTTAATTTACTAATACCACCTTTTACATTTTTTGAACTTGTTGAATATTCAATTTTTTCACAGTCAGTATCATTATAAGTTAAAAATTCAGGTAAATTTGGTGAAAATTTAAATGTCTCTGATGTAACACCTGATATTTTATATTCACCATTATATACACTATCAAGAAAAGTAATTTGAGAATAATTTAGTACATCTTTATCTGCAGTACTAATAAAACCACCTTTTGTAATACCATAATATAATACTGATGGTGTTGAAATAGTGGGTTCTAAAGTTAATGATGCACCTTCAGGATAAAAATTGTCAGTCCCTAGTCCGACAGTTCCTGCTATACCAACATTAAATATTGAAGAATCTTGAGAACTTAAAAACTCATTACTGTCATTTTGATAAAATATTTTAAAATCAAATCCAGAGAGAGTAGTTGTTGATAATCCAAACTTGATTTTTGAATTTTTATATACTTTTATTTGAGGATTAATTGGAGATATAGTTTGTACGCTTCCTCCTGTATTTGGACTTATTTGAATTAATTTTATTGGATTTGCAAATAAATCATTATATGTCTCTGTTAATTGGAAATATCTGCTATTAATTTTATTTACAAAATAAGATCCTGTTCCTAAACCAGCACTTCCCTCATAAAACACTTTATCACCAGTATTGAATCCATGATCTTCGATATCAATTCTATTTGTTTCGACATCAGTATTTGTAAATTTGATTGGATTTATTAATAATTTTTCAAATTCAGAATTATAATTTACTTCAACAGGTACAGTGGTTCCTATTCCTACTGTTAAATTAGGCACGACATTTATTTTAACAGTATCGCCATTCTGTAAATTATGAGTTGTTGTTTCGGCAGCAGCAACTTTTGTTGTTAGTGTACTTACAATTCTATCAATCGTACCAGTTACTTGCTCAAATTTTGATGATAAATTGTAAAGATAAGTTGATAATCCTACAACATTACTACCATTTGATTTAAAATATAGTCCTTCGCTTGTACTACCAACACTCACTGTTGAGAGACCAATATAATCTTCGCTTTTTTTAATTACAAATAAATCTATTTCAGTATCTAACGTGCCATATGGTATGGTGAAGTTACCATTAGTGTCATTAGGATCATCAGTATCAGCTACGTTAATTCGACTATTAGGTACAGGTGGGATTGTTAATAGTACTTTTTGTCCAGTTTTAAATGGGTGATTGGGAAGATATATTTGTCTATTTGGTATTGAAACTTCTTTAATAGTCTCGCCAATTACATAATCAGTGCTTATTCCCACTCCATCAGTACCAATTCCTATGGATTGAAGTGAATTAAAATATATTACATCATTTACTTGTGAATCAAATTTTTCTGTTTTTACAGGTATAATTACTTGATTATTTAATAAATCAACATTTGAGCCAAAAGTATGACCTATTCCATTTTTACGTCTAAATGAACGAATTATTTTACGATCTTCATAGATATTCAATACCTCAATAATCTCATCATTTAAAGTACCAGAACCAACTCTAATACTACTACCAACTGAAATATTATCTGGTAATCTATTAACAAAAATATCTTCTATTGCACTGTTTACTCCAACGACGCTCATACTTTTTGCTAGAGCAACACGAGAAGTAGTTACACCAATTTTAAATGAATCTGTTAAATTTAAAATTGACGTACTTAAACCAGAAACAAATACAAAGTCATCATTATTTAATTCGATGAAAGGTTTATAATTTCCAATAACTGTATCTTGATCTGCTCTTGTAAATACTATATCTTCAAATCTATCTAATGTAGTTTTAATACTAGAAACTCCTATACCAACTATTCTACTAACCTCAGCTCTAAAACCTTGTCCATCTGTGTTTGTCTCGTCGAAGGATGTGAGATCACCAACTTTATAATTTTGACCAGGATTTAATATATTAATATCTTTTACATCACCTCTAGTAACTGATAGAATCTCTGCAGATTGTATCGAATCTTCATACGATTCAACTAAGAAATCATTATTAGCAAATGTTTCTCCAACATTATATGGATAAGTATTTCTTTTTAAATTTGAATTGTTAAAATCAAAATCTTGATTTAATCCTAAATTATCTTGAATTAAAGGTGATCTAAAGGTTTTTCCTATAAAATATGGATAAGCACCAACAATATTACTATTTGATACATCAACTTCAACTGTAGCAAAGTAAGCATAAATTCCATTTGGAAATTCTGGTGTCTTACAAAATCTCCCGTTATGAATATCTAAATCACCTTGATTATTAAAAATAAAATCACCTATAAACATACCTTCAGTAAATCCTGCAGGTCTATTTTTAATATTGTTTATATTTCTACTATAAGATGGTTTTAAAAGTTTCAGAACTGAACTAGTATCATCTGGATCAGAATATCCAGAAGGACCATAGATAGGATTACCATCATAAGCCCAACCTATAATAGGAGAGTGTTTTTGTGGTATTTCATTTACTAATTCAAAATCATCATTTTCTAAACTTTTTAATATTACATCATTACAACTGATAATATTGTAACTTAAAAAATTGTTTCTTGAAGTTAATGTTGAAGATCCATCTCTAAAATGATCATTTAATTTTAAAATTCTTATAGATGAATCAAAATTACCATTTATTCCTCTTGACACTACTTCGGCAGTTGTGGTCGCTTGGTCGTATCCTATACCACTGCTAATAATAACAGCATCTACTAACTTACCATCGACTATTACTGCTCTTACAATCGCTCCTGCACCCTGTCCTGATGACATTATCTTTATGTCTGGAATAGAGTTATAATCTATACCCTGATCTAATATTTGTATATCAGCTACTTTTCCATTTTCAATAATTGGTCTTACGGCTCCCAATCTACCATTTAATATATCTACTCTTGGATTGGAAACATTATTTACTATTGTAGAACCATAATCTTCCCCTCCTTCATATAAATATGCACCCGTGAATGAACCAGTGATTATGGGAGTAACATTAAATGTACCACTAACGTTACCATTATAAACAACTTCAATATTAACTTTGACATCTGGGTATTTAAATGTTTGATATCCCGTTCCAGTTGAATTTAATCCTACAAATTTTCTTCTATCAAAATCAACTCTTGAGGTACCACCTACACCTGCATTTGCTAATTTAAATGAATTATCATCCACCTTCATCACATAGTAAGATGACGTAGTATCTAATCCTTCAATTGCTTTAGGTATTGTAGAACCAATACCAACTGTTGGTGAGTAATTTACCAAATCACCATTTTTGAATCCATGATTATTAAAATTAATGGTATCATAAGAGGTTGATATTCCACTTGGTCTCACATGTAATTTACGATGTTGATATCCACTACCAGAATTTAATACATTAATACTTGTTATTGTATTTTTTGCCTCTGTTCTAAAAGAATGATTACCTGTTGCAGAAGAATCAGTTGCTAATCCTACTGTATTAATACCAGATAGTGCATCATTTTGCTTATTGTAAATTCTAATAGTGGTTGGATTAACTACTATTACAAAATAAGGATCTCCACTTGATAATGAACCTGTAATAGTGTTTAATGGGTCATAAGCATCGCCAATACCTAGAGAGCTATATCCGTTATTTTGATAATAAACTATTTGACCATTTTCTAAATTATGCTCCGAATTAAATGTAATTGTTTCATTAACAGTATCAACACCACCACCAAATTCTATTTTTCTACTGTTAAAAAATATTTCTCTATACCTTGCACCAACACTAGCTTCTAGCTCACAACCTTCACCATTTAATCCTGTTAATGATATACTTTTTACCGATTTAATATCAAAATTCTGTGGATCAATTAAAACTTTTTTAACTGAACCACTTAATATTGGTTCAGCAAAAGCACTAATCGCAGTGCCTACAGGTTGATGTTCACCTGGTTCAATAAGTAACTTAGGAGGATTGACTACATCATACTCCTCTCCAGCATTTATTACATTTACTGAAGTTAAATTTCCATAGTTTACAAAATCTTCAGATAAAGGAGATCTTATTTCAACACCATTTTTTAATATTCCAATATCATTAATAGTTTCATCATTTGCTGATGAATCAATTAAATTTTGAGATAGGGGGAATTTTCTTAAAATTTTATTTGCACTTAGTTTTTTATCATGATGTCTTAATAATGTAAATGTATGTAAGTCTCTTGTTGATAAACCTAAACCAACTTTCACTGTACTAGCAGTTCCTATCTGACCTCTTGAATTATAAAGTGCTATTTTTGTAACATTTGAATTAGCTGGTGCTGGTTGTGGGTCAACATAGTAAACCTCACCATTACTTAAACCTGGAGGTATTTCACCAACGGTAGATGTTGTTGTAGAATTAGGATCTTTAATCGAATTGTAAACAACTGCATCACCTTGTCTAAATTTAATATCTCTGTTAGTATCAAAATTAAATTCTATTATACTGTATAAATTGGTTATTGGATCTTTACTACTTGGGTCAAATGCAAAGTTTACAGTAGTATCTGCAATCCCAACTAATGTCTCTTTAATAACATCATCAGTTATATCAAAATCTGGAAGTGAATTGGATGCAACATATCCATCAGTGTCACCATCAACATATACGTTTAAAATATTTGAGATTATTGATTCATTACCTTCCTCTATCTCTACATTCGTACTTGTTGCTTTTTCTACAACTCTGCGAATGTCATATTCACCCTCTGGAAGACCAGTTTGTGGTGTAAAGCCTGAAGATAAAAACTGAGTTGAGTTTATTATACTACCAACACTTAATGTACCAACTATCGTAGATGAGTTTCTTCTTAAAATATCAAACTTATCATTTTTCTTAAGAGATGATTTATCAATTGTAGTATTTAATGTAATAGTTGATCCTGATATTTCTCTAATTTGAAATCTTGAACTAGTATTGTATACCCACGAATTAGCAAATTTTTCTTTAAAACTCCTTCCATTATTTAATATTTTAACTCCTAAATTAGAAGCAATTATATTTTGACCTTCATCAATTAAGTTAACTTTATCATCAACTACCAAATCATTTAAAACTCCAGTAACTCTGAGTTCAATTTTTTTCGATAAATCACCGTTTTCATATCCGAAAATACTATCATTTGATCGAATATCATCAGATGTATTGATTGGATTACTAATCCCAGTACATCCAAAGAATTGATTTACTGATTTGGATGTATAATTAATCGTGTTATTGCCACTGATCAATACTCCTGCTTTATCAAATCCTATTGTGGAGTCAACCGATATAACAGAATCAGATGTAGACACACCTGATAAAACTTTTGTATGTGGATTTACTTTAAATATTCCTTGTATTAAGTCCCTATCACTATATCCGACAAATAAAGATAAACGATAGTATGATTTTCCACCTTGAATTATAATTTCAACTTCAGATACAGAAGCATTTGTTTCAAAATCATCACTTTTGTAAATTGTTTGACCAATTAAATTCTGAGGATCTGCATCTGGAGTTATTAAATCAGCGATTATAACTTCTCTTCTTATAAATTCTGCACCAGATGGTTTAACTAAATTAGATTCAAGATCAAGTATTGTTGAATCAACACCATACAATACTTTAAATAATATTCTTATTGACTCCTCTATACCTTTTGATTGATAAAAAGAACGTGCAAATTTAACAAAGTTTCCAACATCTAAATCAGATGTAAACTTAGAATCTTCAAAACCTGGTAAAAATGTTTTCTTTAAATTTTTATAAAATTCCTGTATGAATAATACTGATAGATTTTGAACGTTAGATTCATTTGCATGACTACTTGCTGTTGTCTGCTCAAAAGTAAGTTTTTCAGTATTGACATCTAATAGAGATGATGATACTCCTACATTATATCCTGTAATACCACTGAATCCACGTATACAACCTGTAAATGATGTAGATGTAATACCAGTGTAAGAAATTATTTCATCATCAATTTTTAATAATCCATACTCATCAGGAAATCCCTTCGTGCTTGTGACATTTATTGTTTTATCAGTTGATGCAATACCAGCAGATGTAACCGTAGTCCCAACAACAACTTCTGGGACAAGGTTATCACTTTTTAAATATTGATCTAAATTACTAATTAAATCAGTTGGACCTCCCTGAAATTCTTGAGAGATATAGTATTGTTTTAAAAATTCAATAGAATCAGGAAAATCACTAGCAACAAACTCTGGTAAGTGATTCTCAACAATCGTATTGATTTTTATTCTTTTGTCAAATTGTGACATAAATTATTTCCTCTCTAGAGCCCCATTTGAGTAACTTGAAGAGTAGTAGTCTCTTGAAAATACAACACCTGAAACATCTTCTCCTGATGCAATTACGTCTTTCAAGGTATTTATCGAACTATTTGAAACGTCTAAAACGACAAATAAATCTTTTAATCCAAGAACATCATTTGATTCTGGAAATGCCTGTATTTCTATAATATCATTTTGTTCTACAGTTGAAGTAATATTAATTGTATTTAAAATTATTTCACCTTTTTTATAATCAACTGTACCTGCTTCTTTACGAAGAACATTTACATTATTTTTTTCATCCCTAGTCACAACACTAATTGTTCCCTTCATACTACCATCAAGATTGCCAGATGCATTCTTATTTGGTATATCTGTGAAAAATGCAACTGATGTGCTTCCTGAAATTGTAAATCCAGTGCTCTTAATATTAAAACCACCAGGATTAATATGAAATTTATTTCCAAAACATAACTCATACTGTGCAAATTGATTTAAAAGTGCCTTTAAATCTCTTCTAATAATAACTCTAGTGATATTTGATGTAATACCATCATTAACTCTGTCAATCAATTGATTTACTTTACTATACTTAAATCTTCCACCAAATTTATTAATTTCAACATTATTTGAATAATTTTGTAATGCACTTATAACAGATGTTCTTAAATCAATTGCGGAACCAATTTTTGAAGGATTATAATACACGTTTGAATCAACTTCAACATATAATATTTTAAGATCTACTATTTCAGAGTCAATACCTGCAATTGCGTAACTTTTTAATTTACTTTTAATCTGAGATTTATCAAAATCCGACACAAAAGTACCATTTTTTGGTTTAATACTTATTTGAACTTTCCCAAACTGAGGTGGATCTAACTCCTCACCTCCTATTACCGAAACTGAGTCAGTTTGAGGGTAAATTTGATTAATTATTGCCTCATAATCTCCTGGTGTAACTGCTCTGTATTGTGCTGAGTAGAGTCTAGGAGCAAAATACTTAATAGAGGACACATCTTCAACTTCTGACCCGTTAGAAGCGTTAGAAACGGTAGTTACTGATACAGTATCTGATGGTGTAAAGAAAGCACCATTCTCTTTTTCAAATGTTCCTTGAAAACTAAAATTACTCGTACCATTTCCATCTGTTCCCTCAGTCACAATATATGTTGCAACAATTCTTGATGCATTTTTTAATTTTTTACCAAAAAATCCATCACCAAATAAAATTTCATATTTTTCATCCTGAACTTCTTGTGCAAGATATATTTCAGAGTTTTTATCTAATTTTAATATATTATCAACTCTAGAATACTTACGACCAAGCGTAACTTGATTTGGATCTGCAACATAAACATTTAATGTTGATGCATCAATATTTGGGCTATCAATAATAAATCTTTGATCAACTGAAGTATCTACACGATATGTGCGTGTTAGATATGTTCCTTCATAAATTGATATTTCATCACCAAATTGAGCAAATGAGTGGTTTATTGGATTTCCATTTGCATCTGTTATAGTATTTCCGTCATTATCTACACCTCGACTTACAATTCTTGTAGATGTGAGATTTTCAGGAATAGAAAATCGATGAGTTGTATTTTCGACACTACCTACACATACTAGTCCAGATCTTAATGTTAAAGTTACTGGTGTTGCATCAGAAGTTGGTCCAAGATCAACATCACTTATCTTAATTCTTGCAATTGCTGCTTTTTTTGAACGTGGAACATAACCAATATTCCTTGCAAGTGATACAACGTTCTCACGAATGATTGCAGAGTCTAAGAAAGATTCATT